CTCATCGGCTGATACTCGGCGTCGTCGTCTAGGATCGCGATCCGGTGGAAGTTATTGATCCCGCCGAACTGCGACCGCCATCGCGACCGGATCGTTGACGCCTCCTCCTGAGAGGTTAGACGACGCTTGACCTTGAGAAGGCCGCTCGGCACGCCCGCGTTCTGGAAATACACCTTGGCGAAATCGGTCATGTTGAGGTCGAGATTGACTGTTCTCGCCGCTACCTGGAGGGGCGACAATCCGTAGATGTCCCCGGCGGGATTGGGCAGGGCCAGATGGCACATGTCGCGGCCCTCGACCCCGTACTCGGTGCCGCCCACGGTGTAGATGTAGCTCTCGGCCCCGTAATCCCCGGCCACGATTGTGACCCGGTCGGGCCGCAAGAGATACATCGCCGAGACCTGGTCGCCCCGGCCCCGTTCCTTGATCGCGTAGGCATTGCCTGCGACCATCAAGAACGTGACCAGCCGTTCAATAAACGAGTACCAGTCGCTGTACGGGTTCGGCTTGGTGGTCAGGTCATAGAGCAGGCCGGACTCAACTTCGACGGAGCCGCCTTCAGCCGAGGGAGCCTGGACGTAATACCGGGGCGAGGCCGCGGAGGTCGCTAGCTCGCGGATGCAGGCGTGGACGATCTCGTTCTTGGAGTATCCTTCGGAGGCGAAGTTCTGATAGTTGACGTCAGGGTAGGACGCCTGCCCGACGTCGAGGTTGAGCGGTACGGTGGTCGATAGTTCTTGCTGCTTGCGGAACAGCCCATCCCAGAACGGCAATAGTGACCTCCACCGGCGTTCGGGCTTGCGCCTCGGACACTGCGCCGGATCGGGCCACTGTCATCGACGATACCACGCCCGGTTATATCGCGTCAATCAGCCTCGTTGCGAACCTTGCACCGGCTGCACACGATCACCGTACCGGACGCGGCCTTCTCCGCGAGGAGTTTCCCGCAGCCCTGGCACCGCATCTCTTTGGTCTCGTCCGTCACGCCCTGGCGTATCCGTTAACGGATTGGCCGTTGACGCCCTGTATCGCCGGTCTATATATGATTACCATACCCCGACCCCCGGCGCGCCTGTCCGCCCATATACCGCCAGGGCCAGGGCCATGACGCAGTCGTCGTGCATCCCGTCCGGTGCAGAGTACCGGACGCCCGTCCTGGTGTACTCGTAAGCGAAGACGTCAAGCTCGGAGACAATCACGCCCTGCGGGTATCTCACCTCCCCGGTTTGGATCGCCATCGCCAAGCCCTCCATGAGTTTCTGTTTCGATGTTGAGGAGAAATGATAGCCTTCGACGTTCGGCAGTTCCCGTTGGAGCCGCTCGACGATAGGATCGCCGACCCCGGTCGAGTCTACAATGGCGGGCGTCGTGCCGATCTCCTGGGCCAGCCGTCGAACGGTTTCCTCCCAGGGCCACTGGTATCGGTCGAACCGGCAGACGGCCCCGGCATCGTCGAGGCCGACCACGACCGTCCAGTCAACGGACTTCGCCAGGTCTACCCCGTAGACGACCGGAGGATCGCCGGAGACGTCCCCGATGCAGGCTCGGATCGCCTCCTGCCCGAACGGGTTCCCGCCGTCGTCTGACGGCTCCGCATAATAAAGCTCGCGGAATACGTTCTCAGGTAGTTGCCGCTGGGCCTGTTCGATCTCCTCCGACGCTATGATCCCCGCGTCGATAGCGTCCGAGGCTGTGAGCTTTGCATACGTCCATCCCGGCTCCCCTCCCTCGGCCCGACGCGCCAGGGCATACGCCCAGTTCCGCCGGCCCTTGACGTTGCCGATGATCCGCACCGGGCCACGGGTCGCGGTCAGGGTCGAGCGGATCGCGTGCCACGCCTCCTCCCGCATCCGCGTCGCCTCGTCCAGCACGGCAGCGTAGACGTCCTCGCCGTAGAGGTTGTCGGGCTTCTCCGCAGACCGGAACGAGATGATCGCCCCGTTGACCAGGGTGATCGTTAGCTCGGACTCGTTGGCGGTGTACAGGGTCTCCGGCAGGCCGCGCTTCAGCCGCCGGTAGGCGACCTTCGCCTGCGGATAGACCGGGCTGATCCACCAGTACGCTTGACCCCGCAGCCCGCCCATCGCCCGCTCCAGTATCCACGCGATACAGGCGACGGTTTTGCCGCACTTGGTTGACCCCTCAATGATCCCGTACCGGTCAGGGCTGAATATCGCCGCCTGCTGCTTCGGGTAGAGCGACGGTCTCCGGTACGTCACCGTCGGGGCCGTTGCCGTTGAGGTAGTTGCCACTTGCTGCCTCGATGCTGAATGTGACCTCGCCCTGGGTCAGGTGGATCGCCCGCTGGTCGATGGTGATCAACGGTTCCTTGGGAATCACGCCGTTGATCTCGCTGATCCGGTGCATGATGGACATGACCATCTTGGTCGCGGCCTCGTCGCCGGCCAGAGCCTGGGGCCACCACCGGGAGAGCAGGGTCGTGTACCGCTCCATTTGCAGGCCGCGTATCTGGTCGGCCATGCCGGAATACTTCACGGCAAGGTCGTTGAGAACCCGCTTGATCGACCGGTGAACCTGGGACTTGTCGACGCCCAAGGTCTCGCCGATCTGCTTCTCCGTCGCCCCGCCCTTGTAAAGCTCCAGCATCTGATACCGGCGAAGCTCCCACTCGGCCCGCTTCTGCGGCGTCGGGTAGAGTCCCGGCTGTTTACGCTTCGCCATCAGACCTTCACCGCCTTCTGCCCGGTGTAGTCCTCCCAACGCTTGATCGACACATCGCAATACCTCGGCTCGATCTCCATCGCATAGCACCGACGGCCCAGACGCTCGGCGGCGATGATGGTCGTGCCGGAGCCGACGAAGGGGTCAAGGACAGCCTCGCCCTTTTTGGTGCTGCCCCGTTCTAACAGCCACGACCAGACGCCCATTGGCTTCGCTACAGGATGCCCAGCGACATCGGCATCCCTAGTCGCCGACATCGTTACACCATCAGGCCGACTGCCGAGGCCGTTACGGAGATACGGGTCGGCCCCATAAGCTAGCACGGCGTGCCAAGTTGTAAACCCCCATGGGTTTAGCCCGACCCCTGCCGGGATAACCCACGAGAGAATCCACGATGCCCTGGGGTATGTCCAAATGTTGAACTGCCCTGGCGTTATCAACACGACCGGCCATCGCCGGAGCAATGGCATTACCAGCGGGACGAACCTCTCCACATAATCGGAGTTGTCGCCGAAGGTCTGAGAGCCACTCACGCCCGCCCCATAGCCTACACCTACGCCATATGGCGGGTCAGTTAGAACCAAGTCTATCGAATCGCCTGCTATAAGCCGGTCGTGATGTGATGGCTCCGTGGCATCCCCGCACATCAGGCGGTGCTGCCCCAGACTCCAGACCTCGCCCCGCTGTACCGTCGGCTCGTAATCGTCTGCCTCGACATCGTCCATCGCCCCGTCCGCGTCGAACCCCTCGTCCGGCGGCTCCGGCTCCGGTATCGTCAGCGGCTCATACCCGTTCGCCAGGGTCTGGAGGAGGGCGTTGACCGTATCGTTGTCCGATGACACCGTCGACAGCAACTCCTTGAGCCGCTCCTCGTCCCTCCCAGCCATCGCCGCCAGCGGGTCGAGGGTCGCCAGCATCAGGTCGGCTTCGGCCTCGTTGATGTCCAGCACCAGCACCGGGACGTCCGCGTCCGGCGTGGTCTCGGCCCGCAGATGCCCATCGACCAACATCAGCCCCGCCGGCGTCTCGCGGGCCAGGAGGGCGTCTGCATATCCGACCTCGGCCAGCACGCCTCTGAGGGCGTCCTGCTGCGCGACAGGGTGCGTCCGCCAGTTCTTGGGATTCGGGATAAGTTCGGACGCCGGGACGCGCCTCAGTTCCTTGATCCGGTCTCTAATCTGCACGGTTGCGCCTCCTATTCGCTGACAGGCGTGACGGTGACCGCCACGCGACTCTCGGCCCGCGTCTTGACCCGTTCCGCACTCATAGTGTACTCGATGACGTGGGCCGGGTCGTCGTCGACCGGCATGGCCCCAGAATCCACGAGGCCGTCGATGATCGGGCCGCACAGGGTCGCGAGACCGTCCCAGTCGTACGCCTTGCCGCAGTAGTACTGCCGCACCGATACCCGGCACCGCTCCGGCGTGACCCAGCCACCCTCGGCCTCGATCAACCCCAGGACGTAAGCGTCCTCACGGGCCTGCTTGATCAGCGGTTGCGTTGTCCTCCAGTGACCCTTCCTAAGACCGTTCTTCGATAACTTTCGATCCGGCTGGAATTCCACCGTTAGCGTTTCCATCTCTCACCTCTCTTTTCTTATATAACTCTTACTACTCCTCCCCCGGCCCTTTAGGGGCCGGGAGGAGTAGGGGAACTGTTAACTCTTAAGAGTCTTAAGAGTAACTGTTAACACGTCAGTCGGCATGTTAAGGCTTAACACCTCGGATGTTAAGCCTTAACATCGTATCAGCGGCGGGGTGTAAAAACAAAAAAAGCCCCGGCTGAACCCTCGGAGTGAGAGTCCAGACGGGGCTATGATCCATCGTGTTTATCGCCGTCATTCTATGTGTTCGTTCGAATCGAGCGTCTGATTATCTGGGCCGAACGTCGCCTGGACTCTCTGCCGCTTCAGCCTGAAGATTCCCTCAAGGTCTGGGTTCCGCGCCATCAATAGCCGAGCATAATACGCCCGGTGATTGTTGGACATCTTCGGCGTTGGCTCGTCACCCAGGGACTCAAACCACATCTCCCACCGCGCTCTTTCGTACAAAAGCGCGATCCCAACGACGGCGTCGGGGCCGCGCTTCGCCCGAACCCGTCGAGCGAAGTGCACCAGCGTCCGGTAGACCTTCGGGTGTTTGGCGTGATATGTCCAGAACTGCGTCTCCAGCCTACCCTCTGCCACCCAGTCGAACTTAGCCTGCTGCATCATGTCACCGCCTCCCATAGACGCCTCCTCTCTGACGCACTATTGGTCATATCAACTTGCCCTGAGACTTTCGCTCTAATGCACGTTGGATGTTAGACTTAGCCGTTTCGTAATATTGCGATTTGAGCTCGATCCCGATGGCCTGGCGGTTTAGCATAAGAGCCTGATATATCTCAGAGCCAATACCCGCGAAAGGGCTTAGAATAGTTTCGCCCGGATTGCTCCAGAGTCGGATACATCGCTCAATGGTTTCGAGTTGCAGCGGCGCGATGTGCCGTTCATCCTTATCGGATCGAGCCTCGGCTACATTGAGAGTGTTGGACTCCCGGATGTTGTACCAGATGGGCCGCGCCCATTCGATCCAGTCTTCGTTGCTCAGATCGGGATGGATAGGGATAGCGTTCTCGCCAGGTTTGCGAAACACCAGGATGAAATCAGCCAGGGCGGGACGGAGCCATGAGGCATCCTTTTTAAGCTGAACGAATAAGAGGCTTTTGGCCTTCGTGCGAATTGCCTGCGCCTGCGGGTCTTTATCAATCACGATTTCGCCGTGATGGATAAACCCCGCATTTATGAAAGCCCGGATGGCATCGCCGCGAAAGTCCTTGAGTCCGATGAACCCATCATGCGTAAGGGTGGCCGGAACCTGGGCAACGTGGCAGGCCACATTACGCCCAGGCTTTATCGTGCGTAACAACTCAATCAGAAAGTATCGGAAGTGCTCAAAGAACTCATCCGCAGTTCGGTTATTTCCGATGTCCCTCTCGGAGGCCGAATATACATAGAGATTTAAGAACGGCGGCGAAAAGACTGAGAAGTCTATCGAATTATCAGGGACATCGCGGAGTCTCGCTACACAATCACCCCGCATTAGTGTAAACCCCGCACCTGTCACCGTCTCCTCATCATATTCCTTATTGCTCAATTCTCCCATTCCCAATGCCGTCTTCTGATATTCAGCGACATTCTTAATCATTCCTATGATCACCTCCTTGGCCTTTGACTCCTTGCCTCGCACGTTATCGTAAATCGTCCTCTCCATCTCGGTGAGAACAGGTACTACGCGAACCGGATACCTTTGCCCGAATCGCCAGCATCGACGAATCGCCTGATACCACTGCTCATATGAATCGTTCATGCCCAGAAACATTACCTGATGACAGTTCTGAAGGTTCAAGCCAAACCCTGCAATAGATGGCTTGGTAATTAAAACCCGAGCCGATGGATCATTCTGTATAAAGGCTTGAATTTTGCGTATTTTGGACTCCAGTGAGTCAGCACCTTCGACGAGTACACTATCCGATAACTGAGTATGTAGGGTTCGCCCTTCATCATTCAGTCCATGCCATACGATCCATTGCCCAGGCGCGGATTGGATTTCGGCAACGGCACGCGAGACCTTCACCATAATGGTTGATCGTCTGAGTTGAGCCCGGCCCGTAATGCCTCCGATTTTTGTAAAAAACATCTGACCTGTTGCCCGCATCATTTCCTGCGGGTCAATCGGAATCCACTCTGGATGTATGGTTAACTCAGGCAGTACATATCCCTTATCCTTGAATCCGATATCTGCTGGCGTTCGCAGCATCATAACCCAGGTCGACATCCATCTATAGAACGCCTCACGGGCATGGCCCTTCAGACGCCATCCATTGTCGTCATGGACGAAGAACATGGAGAGCATCTCTTGCCGCGAGGCAATGCCTAGAAACTCGGCATGATTAGCAAACTCCGCGATGTCATTCGGTGCAGGTGTTGCCGTACAGCAAAGGCGGTATGCGATCTCGTCACAGGCATCGGTTAGATACTGCCGGGTCTTGCTATCAATGGACTTCAGGATAGACGATTCATCCAACACGACCGCATCGAATTGACGCAGATCGAACGCATGGGCCATCTCGTAGTTGGTGATTACCATGCGCTTTGAGACATCTTTTTGCGCTCTCACATATTCCACATCTATGCCTATCAGTCTCGCCTCTGCGACCGTCTGTTGAGCGACAGCTAACGGCGCGAAAATGATGGTTTGCGATTCGGTTCGATAAGCCCATTCAAGTTGCATACGGGTTTTCCCGAGTCCTGTGTCGGCAAAAAGAGCACATCTACCCTTAGCCAATGCCCATGAAACAAGCTGCCGCTGGAATGGGTATAAATGCTCCGACAAGTCATCAGGCGAAATCGCAATTCCCCGCAGTTTGGGATTCTTCAATTTTGACGCGAGGAATTCCGCATAGTCCCTGACCGCTCCATTGGTTAGCGGGTTTTGTTGTAGTTGACCGGGGCTTAATTCTTTAATTAACATCCCATATCCTCTCCATTTATGGTAGCCCCGGAGGGCCGACTAAAACCGCTCTCCGGGGCTACGCCCTTAACGCTGCTAATTATTCGCCTCTCCTACAGGAACGGGAACGGCTCGGTCGGCTCCCACCTGATGACCTTCCGGCTTTTGCCGGTTGACCATAGTTGCCACGTTTTCAGGACGAGGGCGATCCGCTCCCGTTTGTCCATCCGCTGGCCTGGGGCTAGCTGGTCGATCAGCCGACGCCGGAGCCCGATGATGGGGCTGTTCGCGGCCAGGTCATAGCCCGTCAGGACGGAGCCGAGGAACTCATTAGCCCGTTCCCGCGACGCCCCGGATTGAACGATGGCAAACCAGATCATTGCGGCCTCGCTCGACGGGACGAGCGACCGACCGGGGCCAGCCGGACGGAGGGCGAAAGATTCCCGCGCCGCCTCCCTCAGCCCCGGCCACTCCTCAAGGTATTCCAGAATCCGAGGAATGCTGACGCGATCCTCCGGTGCGACCGAGGCCGGATGGGTCATCTGCCGGACGTTTTTGGCCTGATACCCGCGCCACAGTAGCAGCGTCGCCGCCAGCAGGGAGGCGTACGGCTCGTCGGCCATCTGGAGATTATTCGCCGCGCTGCGTTTGACGCCGGTATCGACCGTCGGCCTCGCCGCCGCTTGCACGCCGGTGACCACCGGGACGAGGTACTCGTAGCCGCTGTTTAGCACGGCCTGGAGCCGGTGTTGCCCGTCCACCAGCACCCCAAACGTGTCAAATACGATGGATTCTCCGTTCTCCTGCCAGTAGCCCCGCTCCATCTCAGCCGCGAGCGCACGGGCATTTCCCCGTGTGAATAATCGGTTCGCGTCGTTGCGTTTGAGCCACTCCAGCGCGACCTCCGGCGAGACCAGAACGATCCTCGCCGTCATCGCCGAATCTATCGGCTCCGTGATCCAGAAGCACCCCCAGCGGCATATGTGCTGGGCGGGTTGCCATGTGCAACGCCTGACGTCCGTTCGCCTCGTATCGATTGTTGTCGCCATTTCAGCATCTCTCCTTCTCGCTATTGCTCGGCACTCCATAACCTCTATACCCGGTCATTCTCCCAACGGCTCGGTCGTCTCCCACGCGCCGTTCCGACTCAAGAATCTATCGTCGCCCGATAACGTCGCAGACAGGCTTCGGGACGGCGCATCCAGTAATTCGGCGAGGTCTGCCGTGGCCATCGGCCCATGCTCCGCGATTGCGATCCCGACCCGTTCTCCCAGGGGCAGACCCGCCACGAGTTGTGAGTTCTGCCGGATGTCGAGGGCGTCGATGGTGCAACCGTCGTCGGCCCAGGTCAGGCGGAATCCCAGGGGCGACCGTAGAGAGCCGGTATTCGACTTTCGATGGTGTAGGGCGTAGTCCGAGTGGTTCTGCCGCTGTCCGGCTGATACAGCAAGCTCAAAAACATTTCTCGGGAGGTTGATCCAGTACACGGAACCGAAGGGGCTGGATCGCCCGCCCTTCCGGGCCTCATGCGTAACGTGGGCAAGGATGATGGACTGTACCGGGTCATTCGGGTCGGAGATGTCGCGCAGACTGTCGAAGAACTGCAAGGTCGGGGCCGCGCTCTCAGGCTCCCCTCCGCAGGCTGGGCCTGCCGAGTCGATCACCACCGTGCGGACGCCGAGGCGAGCCGCCTCGGACTTGAGGAATTCCGTGCTGTCTGACAGCGGCCCCGACATGAACCGGTAGAAAACCATTCCCGTCCGACCGGCGTCTGGATAGTCCGGGTCAGGCCACGGCCCCGGCTCGATGTCCCGCGCTCGGAGGAGTCCCCGATTGCGGTGCCAGGTCATCCGGTCTGAGGTCTCCCAATCAAGAAAAAGTACATTGCCCTGGATCGCCTGCCGGCCACCGACCTCGGTGCCGGTATGCAACGCGGAGGCAAACGCGAGGGCCATCTGGGACTTGCCGATTCCACCCGCGCCGTAGATCAGTGTCGGGAGTTGAGACCAGACGACACCCGGCAGGACTTCCGCAATTGCCGGCGGTTGCTCCATCGCGCCGAGGGCCACGATTGGCACCCCGGCGCGGTATCGCTCCAGCACCAGCACGGTCGCCTGGGTCAGGCGTTGCCGCCAGTCGCCTCGCTCGGAGACCCGGTCGAGGTCGGCTATGACCGCCCGCCAGGTTTTCGTGATGCTGGTTCGCACTGGGCCGAGGAGGTGCGGGGATAGCTCCTCGGCGTCGGAGATCGTCACTTCGGCATCGACCTGGTAATCTCGATGCTCATATATCCGGTCAAGCCGTATCTCAACGCCCTCCTCCCATCTCACAATGTACGTCGTGCCAAGAGCCTCCAGCGTTGGCACGGTCAAGCGATCCATCATAGCGGGGTGCCTCCCTTCCGCTGTTCTCTTCGTCGCGGTTCGGGAGCGGCCTGGGTCGGCAACGAGTGGGGCTGTCGCCTTTCCATCCGCTCCAGGATTTCGCCCAAATGAGACAACACCCCGGCCAAATCCTCGTCGTGAGAATCTGACCGGGGCGTGTTCTGCGACTGCCGGAGAGCGTCCTGCCGCAGACAAATTCCAGACGTGTTGATCTGGTAGTCGTGCGTATCGCAGTAGCTCGCCGAGCAGTGCAGTGGGGCGGTCACCAACCCAGCCGCTCGTTCAGCAACGAGGCCAGCCCCTGAACCGTGTTGCCGTCAATTTCGAGGTATGCGTTGGAGGAAGCATACCCGGCGTCGAGCAAAACCTTGGTGATTTGCTCCTTCTGCCATCCCTGCTCCTGCACCCATACCGACAGCGCAGGCTTGTTCGAGATTGCCGGCGGGCCGTCCGGCTCCTCGGTCACCGCGGTCACTACCGCGCCCGCCTCCTGGGCCACCTGTACCAGCGGCGATTCGCACCGAGCCGCCATCCTGGAGTTATACCAGCCGGCCAATTTCGTGGCGTCCTCAATCAGACCGTCGAGGACATACGTCCCCGGCTCGACCATCGCGAGAATGTCCGAGACCGCCTTCCTGTCGTTGACTCCCTCGATCTCCCGACGGAACTTCGCGATCTCCTTCGCCAGCCGCTCGTCAGCCGTCGGAGCCGGGAGGTACGTCGCCGCTGGTTTCTGCGGGGCGTCCCATGCCGCCCGTAGAGCGTCCGAGGCTCCCCGTACAGGCGCGGCAGGGGCCGCTCCGGTAGTTGGGGCCACCCCTACCCCGTTAATGGCCTCTATGGGTCGGGCCGCGACCATGTTCCAGGTCACCTGATAGTGTTTCTCGGTTCCGTCGACGGGGCCGTCCTCGATGTCGCCCCGCGTCACGTAGTATTTCGCCCGCTGGTACGGTTCAAACGTCGCCAGTACCGTCGCGCCTTGCTGCGGCGGCGGGCCTTGTTTCTTCGCCCATGCCAGGAATTTATACGACCGGTCCCCGTCAAACGCCGGGATGGTCGCCTCGATGCTGTATTTCCATTTCGCGTCGTCAACCACGTCCACAATTGTAGCCTCTGTCTCTATTCTCTCCACTATCTACCTCCCCGTTTTGCCTTGAATTGAATTTTAGATCGCCCGTAAATCTTCGCGTTCTCGATGATCTCTCGGTGCTGGCGGGATAGATGCGAAAGCGTCTTCGCCTGAGTTAAATTCCACTTTTCCGGCACCTGCCGCACCTCCTCATGTTCGGGCGTATAGCCGACCAGATCGTCAGGACTGGTAATCTCCCGTAGCCCCGCGAGAATCCCGTAATCATAGGACACCGGCGTGGACAGTTTCGCCTCGCCCTCGTCCGTCCGAACGACCGTCGCGCCCCGCTTCTCCATCCCCTCGACCAACGACCGCTCCAGGTAGTAGACCGTCGCCTGCTGCGACTCCAGCGATTCCCTGGCCTGAACTAGCTCGCCCACAATCTCCTCCAGCGTCAAGTCTTTAACTTGCTGCGCCTCTGATAGCCTCATGTTTCCCCTTCCCGGCCCCTTTCGGTGGCCGTCCATTTCTCAGCGTTATCCTCGCAAACGGGAACGGAATCAACCAGACCGGCCCACGCGGCATTGTCACCATCCGCGCACCGGCAAAGCCTCCCCGCCTGATCGTCTTATGGATGGATTGCCGCGTGACCCCAAAGTGCTTCGCCGCCTCGGCGACCGTACCCCATCGTCCAATCGGCATTATCTATCACCTCCCTTCTGCGTTATCCCGCCCAACCTCGACAGGGCCGACGGTGGCCCCTGTATAGGTTACCACCGACGCCCCGTTATATCTACCCACGCTGCAACCCGGCGAACTCCGCAAAGCTCATGTCGAGCATCGCCAAATCGCCATCCCCGTTGAGCATGATCTGCGTCCGTATCTCCTCGTCGTTGTGGATCATGTGGTACGTCACCGGGTAGACCGTCCCGTCATCTTGGATCGGCAACTCGTCCATCCAGAGATTCTGATTTCGCTGGGCCGCGACCGACGAGGCGTTAATCCGCTGGAGGTCGTCGAACGTCAGGAACGCTATCTGGTCTTGTCCCATCATGCCGGCACCGCGTTGAGAATCCCCCACGCCCTCGACCTCATCGTCTCCCCGCCTGAGCCGA